ATGGCGATAGTTAATTTTTATTTGGATACGCGAAGAGAAAAGAAAGATGGGGTATATCCACTTAAAATAAACATACGCCACAAGGGGAAATTCCTTTTGTCAACCGGTTTTTCTGTCGCTGTCGATAAATGGGCAGGAAGTGAATTCTCGAATAAGGTAGAGAATTATAAAACAAAGAATGCTGCTCTGAGAAAATTACTTAACGACATGGAGAATACTATCTTTCGTCTTGAGATGGATGGAAAGCTCCAGGGAATGACTGATAAGTCATTGAAAGCTATTCTTGAAAAATGTATGCCCGGGTTTATTCCGGAAAAAACAAAATGTTTTATAGATTATCTAACCGATTTCATTAATATAAAAGATAAGGCGGGGACAAAGGCTGTATATACAAGTACACTTAATAAAGTCATAGAATTTGATAGGGCCTGTACTTTTGATACAATGGATCTTGACTGGTTGCGTCGCTTTGAAAAGTGGATGAAAGATAGTGGTATGAAAATAAATGCATATGCTCTTCATTTACGTAATATCCGGGCTGTATTCAATTATGCTATCGACGAAGAGATTACCACTATGTATCCATTTCGGAAGTTTAAGATAAAGAAGGAAGAAACAGCTAAGCGTTGTCTTACTCCTGAGCAAGTTGCCTTACTCCGGGATTATGATTGTGAGGAACATCAAAAACGTTACCGGGATATATTTATGCTCATGTTGTATCTTGTTGGTATAAACGCAGTTGACCTGTTTAATTTAAAGCAATTAGTTAATGGTAAGGTAGAGTATAATAGGGCTAAGACAGGAAAGTTATACTCTATAAAAGTAGAGCCGGAAGCGATGGAAATCATAGAACGGTATAAAGGTGAAAACTGGTTATTAAACATATTGGATACTTATAGTAATTACCAGGATTTTCTACATAGAATGGATATTGGCCTTAAACAGATTGGGCCAGTTACTCGGAAGGGATTAGGTGGTAAGAAGGAACGTGAACCTCTGTTTCCTGATATTTCCAGCTATTGGTCTCGGCATACCTGGGCTACAATTGCAGCCGGATTGGATGTGCCTAAAGAAACGATTTCTGCCGCTTTAGGGCATGAGATTGGATCGGATGTGACATCTATTTATATTAAGTTCGATCAGAGAAAAATAGACGAGGCGAATCGGAGAGTTATCGATTATTTGAATGGGATTAAGGAGTAGTGTCTTTCTATTTTTTATTCTTTTTTGTTTGCTTTAAAATCAATAAGTTTAAATAGTGCTATCCCTAAGTCATAAATGACTTCCAAATAGTAAATGAGTGAAGCTAAAACAAATGTTCCTGATATAATATGGATTTTCCATGAAGTGATGAAATCCATGTTCTGTATAAAGTCGCATACTATCAAGATAACAATTAGTGAACAGAGGACGAATATCTGTGCTATTAGTCCATGCCTTAATTCTTTGAATGCGGGCGAAGAATCTATACTGAATTTGTCCTTGATTTTGTTAATCTCGGAGATGATGAGTGTGCTGGTCGGAATATTTATGGTTAGAATGGTGGCTAATAATGATATAATATTATCAGAAAGTCCTTTAATGAAATCTCTGCAACCATTATTAGCTAAATAGCTTAACACGAAGGCTATTGCTAAATACGCTATTATTTTTAGTATTCTATTCATTTAAACTTTTAAATATTTCTTTTATTCCTTCAATATTATCTGCTTGAATTTCTAATTCATCAAAGCTTATTGTTTTTGTCGTATATCCTGTCCTTTGTAGCTTTTTCATTCCTTTTACTCTAAAAACGACAGAGTTACCACTTCCTGAGGCTGCCTGAGTTAATCCTTTTATCTGTTCATTACTTTCCTCTATTTTAAGACATTCTTTCTCGGCAGAATTAAACTCTAATCTGGTTTTAGCACTAAGTGAAGCTTCACTGGCTTGTTTTAACATACTTGAAACACTTTCTGAAACTCTAGGGAGATTTGGATAGTCAAACTCAAATCTTACCATTTTGATACAATCAGGATTACGATTAATTAAATCCCAAAACTCACGTTCTTGATATTCTTTTTTTATTGTAATTGATAACCCTTGATCTGTCAATAAATCATTAAATGCCTTTTTTAAGATTCTTATTACAACACCTGTTTCAGTGAATGCTTTATTTTGTTCTATAGCTATTCTTTGAACATTGGCGTCATTATAAATCAGAATATTAACGCTTGGCTCGTCTGTTTCAGTTTTTATTTGAAACTTTTGCTCTAAATGCACGCTTTTTACATTAGCTAACTTGAAAGCTATTATTCCATCTGAACAAAATAAAAGCTGTGAAGATAGCTTATGATTTCGATGCGTAAATATACTGCTTTTTATTGTATTCTCGAATATCTTATTCTTTTGAGACATTAATTCACTTTGATGCCTTAAACGATCTTCATAACCAAAGAGGTTTAACTGAATAGGCAGTGGTTTGAATTGATATGTATATATAGTGTATAGTGCCATAATGATTTTTATTTTGTTAATCGCTGTCTGATTTCCTTGCTCTAATAATTTTTATGATATCTTTTACGGAATCTTTGCTTTTCCACCATAATATTAAAAGGATCGTACCTATAATAGCTCCAATAACTACAACGCAAAAAAAGGCTATTTTAGAAAAATCGTTGTTGAACGTACTGGTTAATAAAGACACGAAGCAGGTTAACATTACGGAATAGCAGAAAATTGAGAAGTTGAGGAAGATATCAGACTGTCGTCCTTTTTCCAGTATATCAAGTTCATTTTCTTTTACTTCATATAAAATCACACTGTCAACCTTCTTCCGTACGACTTTACACCCTACGTCAGCTACATCCAATTTTGGAGCAGGCGGTGGGAGTACAGCCGGTAAAGTTTGTTTTTGTGTCGGTGCAGAAGAATTAATTTTATTCTTCAACTTGTTTAGCTTTACACCTGTCCTATTCCTGTTCATCTGTTCCTATATTTTTCTTAAGCCATTCACTACTTTCCAAAGAAATTCTCCAGGCCGCAGCAGTCATTTCTCCAACGTATACCCGCAAATCATTTTCTATTCTTTCATAGATAGAATCTCTTAAAAGACTAACTTCAGTATTTTGAAAAAGTTTTATTGCATATACGTTAGGTAGTAGAACTATCCATTCCCCCAACTCTCCTAAAAGAGATTCAACGTCTTCTTTTTTAGCATTTTGCCGTAATTCGATGGCAACTACAAAAAGTGTATTGTTCATATTATATTTTTTTTAAAGATCAAAAACGAACTATTTCAAATGAAAATGGTTACTTTTGTTATAAAGTAAACCGATATGCAAGACTTGTATAAACGAAAAATATTTATCTTATTATTTGCTATAACTATATTGCTTGCTGTTATAGTCTCACTTATCTTAGCGTATTTTATATTTATAGCTTGAAATTTTTTTCATGATGTTTTTTTGATTATTGTTTAGTGCATTTATTAAAAAAGAAATATTAGACTTGTTACAGATGTAAGCACAGCTTTTCTAAAATTCTTATTTTGGTATAAAAGTTTGATAAATGGCCTCAATATTTGTATTACAATTCTTGGTAACATTGCAAAGAGACATGTAGTGATTCCAACAATAAATATTGCTATTAAGAGACATGGCAAGAAAGAATAACTATTACTACTAAAAGTAAAACAAAAAACACTACCTATAAACATAGGTATGAACCACTTACATTCTATAAACATGCTTTTGATAACTTCCCAATTATTCAGATGCGGTTTAATGCTTGATCCGGATAGTATTATGAAAAACCAACAGTATAGGCATATAAGAATGAAGGTAGCGTTAACGAATGGAAGACGTGACATGTTACCCAATATTATTGGTGTTGCAATTAATCCCCACTTTATTTGTTTATCTATTTTTACCCAATCATCACTAAGAAATATTCTTAACTGCTTCTTTAGAATACACTTTAAATTTCTATAAATAGGTGCTTTTTTGACAAAAGAGAGGTAACTTATGATTTTATGATACAAATACACTAATATCCCCAAGGTAATGGCTGATAATACTGGATTATCTATAAATCGACGAATTAAGTAATCTAAAAACTGTTCCATTTTAATAATAGGTTTAATTCTATACTGTTTTGTTTATATGATAATAACTAATCTGTTATATACTTTTATATATTAAGGTGTATGTCATATTTTACATATGTTCTACTATTGTTCAATCCGGTTTAATAATTGTTTTTTTTCTATAGATTCTTTTAGTATGTTGGAAAAATAGAGTGCGTCGATCTTTTTTGTGTTATCTGATTTATCCTTTTCATATTGTTCGACAAAATGAGTTGCATGTTTATTGAGATGCTTTCGGCAATCTATATTTATAGTTAATTCATTGTTGTAGTTACCATAAGAAAGACCGGTTACTATATTATTTGATGATATCGAAATTAAATCTTCTTTTTTAATTCCCGTTAAATTGATTGTTGTAGATGGATAATAAAAATATTTCTCGCTTGGTAATTTGACGATCAATTTGATTGTATTCTTGTCCAATTGTTCTATATGCACATTTCCGTGTATTCGGTAATAATTATATTCATAGTATTCTTCTTGGCTTGGGAACCATACAGAATCATCACCATCTTTACCGTATTTATCATTTACCCATTGCAGGAACTCGATCCATGAATTATCTGTTCCATGTACTCCTATATGGATGGCTTCTCTTTCTGTTTGAGATTTTAGTAATTCTTGTTTTATCATTGTTTTAAAATTCTCGGGGGTATCAAATGTTCGGTGTAACAATTCTTTGTTTAGATCATTTGATACTTTAAATGGATACAACTTTACTGTGCCATTTTGTGCTGTCATTGTCTGGATATCGGGATACTGAAGAGCGGCAGTGGTATAAGTTTTATTTCCATTTGGTTCAGCGAGCATTTTACACCCGCGTCCTGTTAGTTTTTTAAGGATTATATTCTGTGCGATAGAATAATGTTCTAATATACTCGATGGAGAGTAAACGTCTGAAGTATTTACGTCATGAAAAGCTATTCCGCTACCATAATTTAGCATTTCTGCAACATTATCCCATACTAAGCCTGATTTCATATAAAATCGGGAATAGTTATCTGTAAATCCTGGTTTGACATCTGTTTTTGCATCCATCCATTCCCATTCGGGAGATAGAGTGGTAGTTATAGCAAATCGTACCTCATTTCCATTTCCGTCTGTACACCCTAATGTTTTGCTTGGTGGTATTATATTAGGTGGTAAATCGCCAGCATGTAATTGTGCTGCATCATAATATAATTCATGGGGGTTGGGATTGATGGGGTAAGTTTCAGAATTTGAAATTGGTTTACCATTAATCATTGCCCAAGTTCGACAGTATGCGGCATGTTTGCAGTCATCTTGAGTGAGCATCAATAACCATGATTTGTTGAATTTTAAAAAAGGGATTTCAGATGTAATGTGATTGATGTCAACTTCTTTTGAGGTTTTTATTACAATTTCAGCAATTGCATTGTTTATTTCATCATTGAAAGGATATAGATAACTTGAATAAGTGGGAGATGGGACTCCTTCATCCGGTTTTTTATCGTCTTTATATAAGTTTACTTCTTTGATACATGAAGAAGTAATTAATATAATATACAGATAATAAGCCCATTTTATTTTCATAATACTGTTTTGTTTATGTGATGATAATTAGTTGTTTATTCTTTCTTGTTGAGCAAGGATAGATCTATTGAACCAATTCCTAACGCTTCTAATTCATCTTTATAAATTGAGTTAATCTCTATTTGGGCTTTTTTTATACTATAATTTGAGTGGTGGCATGCGGCCATTGTAAAATACTCATTCTTAGAGATGCATACAAATAGTAATTCTTTTGCTTTCTCTTTATCTCCGGATAACAAAAGGGAGTAGAATCTGGATTTGAAGTTTTCTCCTGATGGAGCAACTCGTTTTTTTATTATTGAAATGTTATAAGTCATAACAAAGAAAGCTATCATCATAATTAATTGCACAATGCCTATTATGATGGTAAAAGTAATGATAATTGAATCTGTCATAATGTTTTGTTTATATGTAATAATAGTAACTAATCAATTTTTATAATCTTATAAGCCCAACAACCAAACTCATTGAAAATATTTCTTCTTTCAGTATTGAGAAATCCGGATATTCTGTATTATAAGATGCACATCGTATCTTTTCTCCATCTTCATATATCCGTTTAATGATTATCCCTTGTGCAGTATCCAATACGTGAACCTTACCCCATTGAATGAAGCTGGTAGAGTCAATGCGTTTACAGGCAACTTCGTCACCTCCCTCATATTTAGGCTCCATACTGTCACCTTTTAAGATAATGGTAAAATCATAATCCGGGAAAACATTGATTCTTGGAATCTGTTCGCACTGATCCGATGTGACTCCTTCTACTGCGCTGGTAAGACTACCAGCTGCGGCTGTATAGGGAATGCGGGGTCGGGTTTGTTTCTTTCCATACTCCATAGGAGACTCTACAAGCATATTGGAAATTTCTGACTTTAACATGGAACCTTCACCGGTGATGAGCCAATTGATGTTGATGTCTGGATAATAAGAAATAATGTTGTTTAGTTTATCAGAACCTATTGAGCCTTTAAATTTTTTGATATACCCATTAGCTAAACTAACATTACGTTCAAATTCTGCTATTGTAATATTTTTGTATTGTATGAACTTTGAAATTCTATCTTTAATTTCCATATCGTATTGTTATTAGTATATATTCTATTATATTTGTACTGAATTAATTTATAAAACTTAAAAATCAAGAGATTATGAGCAATTCAAAATTCTATATACTTCTTTTTACTCTTTCAATTATAGCATTTTCTTTGTTGAATATAATGGTGATGCTTAAAGCTATAACTGATTATTTGGGAATTCTCTTTTGAGTTTATTTTCGATAATAGCAGCAGTTTTATTATAATCTACTATACCCCAATAATTAGTTTTACATATAGGGCAATTATGAGAATACTGTTCCAGTCTGGCATTGTCTTTAGGACAACGTGGGTGTAAGTCTGATATAGTCCAGTAATTATTGGTTTTCGACCAACTCCATTCCCATGGTATTTTATCTACTACCTCTTTCTTGTATGACAGGAAATTTGGTAGTTGCTGTTCTTCTTTTTTGATGTTTGCCTCTATCTTAGTTATTTTGATATTATTGATAATATAGAGGAGGATTAGCATTATGGTTATAAAAATGAATATCCACCATAGTTTAAGATTGAAATTCATTAATGCTATGAACTTTTCATAGGAATAGCATATATTATTCCATATTGCTACTGGAATAGGGTATTCTTTAGTATATTCTACCAATAATCCAGCTATAACCATTGTAGATACTCCACCAACCCAAAGCCATGTTTTTTTTATTGTTTTAGTCCACTTAACCATATAGTATAAGTTAATAAAAGTTATAGGTTAGTATATATTCTATTAATTATTTTGATGAATTAGAATATATGCTAATATTTGCATCCGTAATCAATTTCAATATTACTTCCGATATCGAAATTTGATAACGAGAATACAAACTTAAAAAATATAAATAGTAATGGCAAGAAAAAAGGAAATTATTGTAAAGCATGGGGTTATAAAAAGAATAGCCAAAGATGTATCTGTTTCTGAACCTACAGTAAGGTATGCTTTACGTGGAGTTATTGATACAGATATTGCAAATACGATTCGCAAAAGGGCAATCGATCTTTATGGGGGAGTAACATCTCGATGAGTGAAAAAGAATATAAATATTCAATACATAATAACTATGGGACGAACAAGAACAACAGTAAAAGTTGAACTGGCTTCCAAACGCTGGCTCAATAAACAGGAGGCGATGGCCTATCTGGGAGTAGGAGAGGATTTTCTTGATCGATTGCGTAATGAAGCACTTGTCTCTTTCTCTCAATTCGGTAGCAGAATGATATGGTATGATATAGCAAGCCTTGATCGGTTTGTGCTTAAAAACAAAGTAGTATGAAAGTATTACCCTTGACTTTTATCTGGTGTATATCCTTTGTTACAATGGCTATTACCTGTATGAATTGTGATCTTATTTTCTGGTTAGCATTCTTTGTATTTGCTGCCGACTGTATTTACATGGGTAAGAATAGTAAGAGGCTTGAAAGTGAGATTGATGAATTGTTTGGAAAATAATAACGCCATATGAATACGAAGGAAATTAAATTTAATCATTCTGCCGAAGATGGCATACATGTGTCAAAAGGTGAGTTGATTGAGTGCAATGGAGTTCAATACGCATTACACTATTATCAGGGTTTCTACGATGCTATTGAATTAAGTACCGGATTCAGGGTAGCTGGCGTTGATATGAATACTCAAACTATTGATGGGATTCCTGCAAGGGATTATCTGATACAGCAGATTGAGAAAAGAAAGATTACTGTTACAGTACTTGAACGAGCAAAGCGTGAAATGTTTGTCAGAGATATAAAATTTCCTGTTAATCAGAAATTTAATCAGTAAAATAAGTAACAATGAAGAAAGTATGCAGGATTCCGGAAGGTAGTGAATTTGTTACGGCTGAAGTGACAGATAGCAGCATAATATTGCTGTTTGAGCCTAAAGCTACCAAAGCCTTTCTCTGTGATATCACGAACGATTTAGAGTATATACCAAACCTTGGTGATCTTTCCATTTTTTGGAGTCAGGAAAGACCTGGGGCAGCTATTGTAGCCCGGTTAAGTGATTATAACTTTTCCGAAAAAGAGAGTCTATTTAAATCCTCCAATGGTTTGTGGTATCATCATGCCATTAGATTTCGTAATGAAGAACAATACAATAAAATCATAAGTCATGGCCGGGAAACCCAATCTGAAAAAGAAGCTTGATGTAGTATTCAGCCTTTTCATTCGTCTGCGTGATGCAAGAAAAGATGGAACTTTCAAATGTATCTCATGCGGACAGATAAAGTCTTTTGATCAGGCAGATTGCGGACATTATATCAACCGTCAGCATATGTCTACACGATATAGTGAAATAAATTGTAATGCCCAATGTCGGTCATGCAATCGATTTGACGAAGGAAACATTCAAGGATACCGGAGAGGGCTTTTTGAAAAATATGGTGTCACCACAGTTATATTACTTGAATCAATGAAGAATCGGATAAACAAGATTTCCGACTTTGAGTATAGAGCAATGATTGAGCATTACAAGAAAGAGATAAAGAGACTCAAGCAAGAAAAGCAAATAGATTAATCTATGCCTGAAATATGCAAAACGGATATAAGGACCATTGAGCGGCTGCTTCGACAATGCTCAGAGGAAATAAAAGTTCTTTCTTCTCCCACATCTCCAGCACGAGACCTGATACGGAGATGTAATAAGATGAGAAAGAAATTGAGTAAAGTGTCTAAATAAATCATATATAGAACTTTTAGTATAATGAAAATCGTACATGTGTATTTGATCTTCAAAAAGAAGAACTATTATTTTGGATCGTTAAGTGCTATTTATGATTACTTAAATGAGAGTGAAGTCGGGATCAAAAAGAGTACCCTTCTACACCGCTCTAATGAGACTACTATTTTAACCCCAAAAGCGATCATTATCAAATCAACCCTGCTGAGATGCAGGAATAACTAATCATTTAAAGAAGCCGGTGAAAAGGACACCGTCGGGACAGCCCCGGTTTAAGTTTTAATTTTATTAATTCCTCCCGGTGAAATATCCGGGAGTTTTAAACCTTAGGTTATGGCTAAAGTAGATATCGAAAAGATTAAATGCGATTGTCGGTGTTGTCGGCGTGCCGGTCCTGTAGAGAATTTAATGTGTTACTGTCCGATTCATGGATGTAATCGCTCTGTGGGAGCAAGAATGTGTCTGTACTTTTTAAAGAGAGAAATAATGATATATTGATATATCAAATAGATACTCGTTTTTACGAGAATTGCCAAAGGACTTATTATGCTGATTCCTTTAAGCCTGCATACGAGATGTTCAGGAAGTTAGGTGATAAGTTAATTCATACAAGCCTGTTTATCAGGGGTAGAATGTATGAAAGAAAAGAAGGTGAGATAAGGCATGGTGTATACTATAACGGATTCAAACAGGAATCAAAAACTGTAGAGATTACTATGCAGCCATATCATGGATTACAACATGTAAAGTTGTCAACCTTATCAGAGGCGATAGAAGATTTGCATTGGGCCATTTTTAATAAAGAAATGGCCGAGTGTGTGCCAGGGCTGAATGATATAAGGTTTCATTATGGAAATAAATATAAAAGATAAAGATTATGAGTAAAGTGGATTTTAAGAAGCTCAGGGTTGGTAGAACTCCAGTAAAGTATTCTTCAGATAAAAAGATTAAAGCATTACCATCTAAAGTAGGATGTGGAGGTTGCACTTTTCAAAATGAATTTGGAGCAAAGCATTGCCAGATGTCTCAATTCTGTATAGGTCATTTGAGACCAGACAAGACTCCGGTAATATTCGTTGTGTTTGATTCACAAGGCAAACAATGTTTGATAAAGTGATTATAAAAGCAACGATTGATACTGCTGACATTGATACGATTGTACTTCGGAATTACCTTGAACAATGTACAGAGGGCGATGAGGTTTATTAAAAGTCTACTGCATATGCAAACTTTGACGGTTGCTTTATTGAACTTCGTGGGAACAGATTACGGTGTATATGTTCTATTTGCAAGCTCTACTCTAAAGGGAAAACAGGTAAGTTGGATAACAGTCGTCCGATAACCTTTGCAATGGCTGTAAGGACAATTAAGGAAGTCTTGTTAAGGTTATGTGTCAAGATGGAGAACGCAGTGGTAACATACTACGAGATCGGGATTACAATGAAGATGTCCCTCCCTGCGGATTCTTACATAAAGCAGATGTACGAGGTTTCCGGGAAATACCTCTGGAATGATGCGAACTATTCGGCATTCAAGCAGCAGACTACGGAGAAAAGTAAGTACTTCCGTAAAGTGCTAAAGGTGTACGATAAAACCTTTGAGGCGGGGGAGAAAGGGCGAAATGTCGGAACTAATATTCTGCGTATTGAAACGATATATAAACATCAGTCTGTGCCGATGACAGAATTAACGGATAACTTTTTCCTGTCCAAAGTCGGCCGTATATTTTATAAGGATTGGTCAGAGATATGCTTTGTCAGGGAGTTGTCTGCTGCAAAAGGAGTAAAGATCTCTCAGCTTGATCGGGCCAGGGAAATATACCGAATTGGAGTGACCCGTTACAAAGAGCGTTACAAACAGCTCTATTTGGACGGGAAACTGACAAAAAAACAATGGGAAACGATACGCAATTTTGCCAATGGTTGGCCGGAAGAACGTAAGAAATATGTAGAGGAAATAGGTGAGTTGGAGCGTGAATTCAAGGATAAACTTTTGGCTGGATATCAGACAGGGATATTTACGCCCATTTGCGGAAAATATTAATATATTGATAATCAGTTGTTTGTGTAAATATATAAAAGCACCTTATAGTGCTTGATTAAAGTGCTTATAATCAATTAATTATTGTGCTGAGAATGAGAATTTAACACTTTACGGCAACTTGTCCTATACAGCCCTGAGGGTTGTCAGGTAACTGACATTAAAGGGCTGATAACTTTTTATTATAACTTAAAATAGAAATATATGAAATCATCACAAGACTTTAAGAAAGCAATCCAGGCATACTTGGATTTACGTGCAAAAACAGATAAGTTGTTTGCTGTATCTTATGCTAAAACAAACAAGAACCTTGACGATTGTTGTAACTATATCCTCGGTGAAGCTAAAAAGCGGGGTAATGCTGTTGCAATGACTGATGAAGAAGTGTACGGCATGGCAGTCCATTACTACGATGAGGATGATATTAAGATAAACAAGCTTCCGACTAATGCGAGAGCTTCTGTAAGTGTTCCTGCATCAAAGGTTGTCGAACTTACGGAAGAAGATAAGGAGAAGGCCCGTCAAGAAGCAATTAAGCGTCTTGCAGAGGAACAGCACGCTTTACTCCGTAAAAAGCCTACACGGGCAAAGAAAGAAGTAACCGAAGTTCAACAGATGTCACTATTTTAAAGCTATGAAACCGAGAACAAAACTCCAATTCAAGATAATGGAGCTGAGCAATCGCTTACCCATGTTCGGTTTGGAAGTCGACAAATGGGCAAAAGAAAAAGTTGTCAGTCACAACGGCTATAGGACAAAGAAGTCCATCTACTGTACAGAGTGCGGCCAGTACTTCGATAATACCGGCATCAAAGACGGAAGAAAAGAAACGTGTCCTCATTGTGGCGCCGATTTAGTTATAACCACCTCTAAGAAGCGTACCGATAAAGAAGAACGGTTCTTTTGTATCGTGGATAAATTTGAGGAATACCAGGTATTCCGATATGTCTATATTCTTCGCTCTAATCGTACAGGGAAACCAGTTCATTATTTCATCGATGAAGTAATGCAGAAATGGATGTCAGATGACGAAGAGGTTACCATGGTAGCCAAAAGTCGTTTAATGAATTCCGCGTACATGTTTGATGGTTGGTCTCACAGCTCTGAAATGCAAATCCGAACACGTGGTATGAGCTATAATTCATTCGATTATGAAGTATATGTACACATGACCTATCCGGTTCAAAAATGGAAGAGTGAGTACAAGAAATACGGCGTCAACCGACAAATCAAAGGTGCTGATCCTTACTGGCTCCTGAAGGGTGTAAAGCATGAACCCAAAAATGAAACATTACTCAAAGCCAAACAATACAGCCTACTTGGATATGTGACAAATGGTAACGCTTCTTTCATTAATAGGTATTGGCCAACGATAAAAATCTGCATCCGGAACAAATATATAGTCAAAGATGCAAGCATGTACAATGATTACCTTCAGCTACTGGAGAGATATAATAAAGACCTGCGTAATGCTTATTATGTTTGTCCTAAGAACTTTTGTAAAGCTCATGACTATTACGTTTCCAAACGCCGGAAGGAACAGGAGAAAGCCGAAAAAGAACGATTGGAGCAGGAAATGCTCAAACAGAAAGAGGCAGAAAAGAAATTCCTTGAGCGGATCGGAAAATTTATAGACTTGGTAATCTCCGACAACAAATTAACTATCGTTCCTCTGAAATCCCTCGATGAATTCAAGCAGGAAGGAGACACCATGCACCATTGCGTATTTGCCAATGGCTATTGGAAACGTTCTGACTGTCTTATACTTTCGGCTCGTATTGGAGAAAAACGTATTGAAACCATTGAAGTAAATCTTAAGACGCTTGATGTAGTTCAATCTCGCGGTGTCTGTAACAATAATACAGAGTATCATGAACGTATTATCCAGCTTGTGAAGAAGAATATAAACTTAATACGCCAGAAATTGATAGCGTAAAACAAAATAGTAATGAATAAAAAGGAGCAGCAAGCAATCGACTTTCTCCGCAGCATGGAACGTGATGAACCGATGTGTTTAGGCTTTTCCGGTGGCAAAGACAGTGTTGTTATTCTCGATCTTGCAGAGCGTTCCGGTATAAAGTATAATGCTTCTTACGCAAATACAACGGTTGATCCACCTGGTACAATCAGTTTTATAAAGAAGAATTATTCACAGGTTCAGATACTTCAACCGAAGCAATCTTTTTTTCAATTGATAGAAACTAAAGGTTTGCCCGGAAGAATGAGACGTTTTTGCTGTGAAAAGTTGAAGGAGCAATACGGTATCGGTCAGTGTACAATCGAAGGAATGAGGGCAGAAGAAAGCCAATCGAGGGCGTTGTACGAGCCGGAACAATGCGATGTACGCAAATGGATGAAAGGTGCGAAGCATATTCTCCCTATTCTAACATGGTCGGAAACCGATGTGTGGAACTATATCCGAAAATATGGGCTTCCATATTCCAAGTATTACGATGCACCTTATAATCTTTCCCGTCATGGCTGTGTAGGTTGCCCGTTAGCAGGATGCAGACAGATGCAGACGGAATTTAAGATGTTTCCCGGTTATGCTCGAAGAATGATTGTCGCTATTGAGCGATACATGAACAACAAGCCTAATAATGCGCTTGCTAAGAATTTCAGTGATCCGTATGAAGCCTTTTACTTTTACATCAATGAAATGCCGATGCAGGATGTTAGACGGTTGAAAAAAGGACTCTTTCACTTTAATGCGAAGGAGGTTATACAAAAGGAAATTTTAAATCAAATAGAGTAAAACAAAGAAGAAAGGAATATTATGAAAGCAGAAGATTTAATTATAAATAACTCACTTACTGATATAGCAGTATCGGGTAATACAACAGTAGTATTCACAGAAATAGCTTTGACTGCTATAAATATGGCACGTGAAGAAGGCAGGCAAAAATGAGAGATAAGGCAATTAAAACATATATAAAAACTTGTAATGTCAAAGATTATGAAAAGACTGGGGAGTGCTTAAAATGTTGGCATACAAGAAATTTTATAGATGAAATGGATAAATAACATTTTTAACAATAAAGCTATTAACCAAATACTACTATGGCGTCACATACTGCGTAAGTTGGTTAACGTGACTGCGCCCTTGTGACACGTAGTAGTTTAACAAAAATTATATAGGAACATTATGGCAGTATTTGAGGAAATAGCATACGGAGTACAATGCGATGTATGCGGCAAGGTGTATATGAATGAGTATTCCGGTTTCACTCTTTGGGCAGATGAAAACTCACCAAAGGAAGAAGCGCAGGATGACCATTGGTTAATCGAAGATGGGAAATGCTATTGTCCGGATTGCTTCGAGATTGATGAAGATGACAATGTGATAATAAAAGAGAAAAAAGAACAATCATAACGAAATAGTAATTAACCAAATACTACTACGGCGTTATATACTGCGCTTACTGGCTAACGAGGTAACGCCCTTATAACACGTAGTAGTTCAATAAAATAAAGGTAATGGGAGTAATAAAAAAGTTCTCAGGTAGGGTACGCTGGTTTGTTGGAATAGGAAAGAAATTCAGAAGCTTCAAAATAGAACTTATGTTTGATAATCCTTTCGCTATAAGAAAGGAACTATTCATTTTTGAAATAGTTTTACTTTATATAACAATATAGATGGTGGTTTATGAAAAAGACAAATAGAACCGAAGAATTAATAAATATCTTACATAATAAACAAGAAAGAAGTATTTATGAATGGATATCATATTGGTCTCCAAGTATTATTACCGATATAATAAGAAGAGCAATCAGCATGATTACTATGATTGCTATAAACCAGACAATAATATTTATAATTTTATATTTACTTGACATATATATTAGATATTATGCAAATATATAGAAAAAAGGAATATAATGGCCAAAACCGATAAGAAATACAATGAATAAAATAAGATTATAATATGGGAAATAAAAGAAGATCAGTTCGATTTGATGAGCGCACATGGATGCTGCTTACTGAGTTATCAGAAAAAACAGGTGCAAGTATATCCGTCATTATCCGAGGGCTAATTATTCGTGGAATGGATGAGATAACGGATGAATCAGGTAACTTAAAAGTAGATGCGAGACAGATACAAAAAGAATAAATATTATCCGGAAATAGCAGAAATCATAGGGCGTAACTTTTTAAAGTTACATGCTCTATGTTTCCGTGAAAATACCGGTTATTTTGATTCGCGTAACTATGAGGATATCTTTCAAGATACAGTAATATATGTAATACAGGATACTATGTCTCTAACCTGTAAGACAGATTCCGATCTGATACAACATTTCCTATATCGTTATCGGATGATTGAATATCAGGCTATCCAAGATGCCAAACAAATAAAAACAATACCTTATGCCGACTATTTACAAACCCAAAAAGAACCTGCAGAAGAATAACAATCAATATGATTCTGAACGTCGTAAAATCTATAACTCAGAGCGTTGGCGTCGGTTACGTGCTTGGAAATTTGCTTCTGATCCTTTATGTGAGATGTGTTTAAAAGAAGATAAGGTGGTACCTGCGGAAGATATACATCATATTGTTTCTTTCATGAGTACGAATGATCCTGAACGACGTATATCTCTTGCATATGATTACGAAAATTTGATGAGCTTATGTAAACAATGTCATCAAAAAGTCCATAATAAAAAGGGGGAATAGTAAACTATTCCCCAAACCTTTGTACGACTCAAACAAAGGCGGTGTCAGATAACAATCAGTATTAACTAACTGAAAGGGAGCCGATTTTATTACTAATATCTTTTAGAGCTTTATTGAATGTCTCTATTTCCTTGTCGTTTAGTGTATATACACGTCCTCTTACTCTATATCCGTTGATACGCTGGTATAACCATGCACGACTTTTACCGAAGTAATTTTTCGCAATGTATGATATCGGGATTAAATCTATGATTTCATTCATCTGCTCTCTGATTGTAATACTTTTATCTAAAGAATCAACTCTATTTTCTATTGCGTTAAGTTCCGCATCAAGGTGTTTCCGGATAGCTTCCTTTTCTTCAGGTTTTATGTACAGGGCCTTCATCTCGATCAAGTGTGCATCTAATTCTTCCCCGTGTAAAGTATCCATTTTCAATAAATCATCCTTTAAAGTTCTCATATCATGGTCTTTTTAATACCCCTCCAAAGAGGGGCTGTTAATCACTTTTTTAAATTCTCTTTTCTTTTGAGGAGTTCGGATATCCTTTCAAGAATTAAATCAGTACGCTTATCATCATCTTTCTTTTCTATCTCTAATATTTGTACTTTTCTTTTCCACTCCCGGAGGTTCTGTTTTTCCCTCTCGATTTCTAACTCGATCCTTTCAAGATCATTAAGTTCTTTCATCTCCTTTTGATTAATGGTTAATACTACGTTTATCTGACACTACAAAGATACATAATCTTTTGTATATGTGAAGCGTTTGTATACAAAAGATTATGTAAATGTGAACAAATAGGGAAATCCCTATTGACAAATGATACATAGGGGATAGGGGGTAATATTTTATAGATTTTAGCTTCCGATACCTCGCCCAACCCTTCTTCACACGCACGGATGTTTTTCAAATTTTGAATTTGTTAATTTATTAACATTCCCGATTGTCGGACATTCCAATGGTTACTATGAAAAACAGATTATGGTAAAATTCGCAATGCCCGATAATTTATCCGATGAAACGCAGAAGTTCATTAAGGATGTAGTAAAAGAGTTGAATGCAAGAAAGGCTATTCAGAATATTGACTTAGGTGCCATCCGCATGCTTGCTACCAGCTATGAGATGTATTTACAAGCAACCGAAATACTGCTTGTTGAAGGACCGGTTGTTATGATTAAATATGAAAGAGCGGCTAATCCCGCTCAGAATATTGCTACGAAAAATTATGCTCAGGTAATGAAGATCATGACTGAATATGGACTTACTATAAAAAGCCGTGGAAATATAAAAGTTATGAAATCGGATAAAGAAGAAGAGTCTCCTTTAGATAAGTTCATAAAGAAGGGGACACGCGGAAAATGATGAAGGGATACTATCAGTATGCAGCCGACGTTAGGGATGGTAAAATTCTGGTAGGAGAGTTTATAAAGCAAGCCGTTGAGCGTTTTTATACTCTTTTTGAACGAGATGATATTGAATTTCGTGAAGAAAAAGCGGATTATGCTATTGAATTCATCGCTTTGTTGCGCCATTATACCGGTCGTCATGCTGGAAAATCGTTTGTGCTTTTGCCGTGGCAGGAATTTACTGTAGCAAGTATATATGGTTTCTACAAGAAGGATGAAGATGATAGCTGGTGTCGTTTAGTCTCATCCGTATATATCGAGATGGCACGTAAGAACGGAAAATCAGCTTTTGCGGCAGCACTTTGTCTTTATCATCTAATCGCTGATGGAGAATCAGCAGCTGAGGTTTATTTAGCTGCTAACAGTAAGGAACAGGCAAAAGTTAGTTTTAAAATGTGCCGGAACTTTGTCTCCGGTCTTGATCCGAAACATCGGTATCTTGAATCCTTTCGTGATCAAATCAATTTCGATAGAACTCTATCTTTTCTAAAAGTGCTGGCTGCTGATTCCAGCAAACTTGATGGGCCTAACCCGTCAATGTTCCTTCTGGATGAATATCATGCAGCTAAGAATTCTGGACTAAAAGACGTACTTCAATCCGGGCAGGGTATGCGTGATGATCCAATGTCGGTTATTATAACGACTGCGGGTTTTGACAAATTAGGCCCGTGTTACCAATTTCGGGAAATGTGTACTGAAGTACTGAAAGGATTAAAAGAGGATGACACTCTTTTTGCTTTGATTTATGCTTTGGATGAAGGAGATGACTGGAAGGATGAAAAGACATGGGCAAAAAGCAATCCCAACTTGGGAGTTACGGTAAAACCTAAATATCTACGAGAACAGGTACGGAAGGCTATCAACTCGCCATCTGAAGAAGTTGGAATCAAAACAAAGAATATCAATATGTGGTGTGATGCGGAAACAGTTTGGATACCGGATCACTATATCCTCAATGCTTCTGTCAATCTTAATTTTGAGCAATTTAGGGACAAAGATTGCTATGCTGGCATTGACCTCTCAAGTACAAGTGATTTGACCTGTGTAGATTTTATGTTTCCTACTTCAGACAAATATTATTTTAAAACCTTGTATTACCTTCCAGAAGCGGCTTTGCAGGAAAAAAGATTTAAAGACTTATATGGGGAATGGCGTCGTCAAGGATTGATTACGATTACCCCAGGGAATGTTACTGACTATGACTATATTCTAAACGATATCATGAGAATACGTAATATTGTTTTCATTCAGAAGATTGCTTATGATGCCTGGAATGCTACACAGTTTGTGATCAATGCTATAGATCAAGGTTTACCGATGGAGGAGTTCAGCCAAGCTTTGGGAAATTTTAATCGACCAACTAAAGAGATGGAACGTCTACTACTATCAGGACGTGCAGTGATAGATAATAACGTGATAAATCGTCATTGCTTTCGTAATGTAGTTATGGCCCGAGATCGTAATGGCAATACAAAGCCATCAAAGCAATTTGAGGAAAAGAAAATAGATGGTGTAATAGCTAAATTGGAAGCTCTTGGTATATACCTTTCCTCACCTCGTTATGGAGAGTTTTATTAGTTGTCGGACACTTTTATGGTTAGTATAAAAAAGGAGGAATAAATATGATTCGCAGAGAAAAAGCAGGGGTAGATAAGCTTTCGGGAAAATTAGTTATTGCTTGGAACGATAACACTAAAGAAGCTGTTTACGGAATTTTAACGAGCTTTTATATGAAAGGTGGGGTTTATAAATCTTTTGAATTAGACAATAAACGAAAGGTGTTTAAGCATGTCTGTCCGTTTGTAGATGAGGATTTCTATCGTGAATTTAAGACTATGGGGTGATGAATATATTTGGATATAAATTTGAAATCAGAAAAGCATCAAAGCAGGAGACATCTCGTATTCCGGCATGGAGTTACTCCGGTGGGCATGCTCCTTTACTGAGTCGTAGTAAGCCGATGCTTCTTTCTACAGTATACCGATGTGTGGACTTGATATCTGATAGTGTGGCGGTACTGCCGTTAAAGACCTATGAAATTGACAAAGACGGATTCAAGAGAGAGTTTAAAAAGCATCCGGCGTACCAGCTGTTGGACTTGGAGCCTAATGAAGATATGACAAGGTTTGTGTTCTTCAAGACACTAATGGCTTCGGTCCTGTTAACAGGCAATGGGTATGCATATATTGAACGTGACGGGAAACTGAATGTGTTACAGCTTATCTATCTGCCGACAAGCCATGTGTCAATCGTTTGGGTTACGGATCGAAACGGTATTATGAGGAAACGATATCAGGTAGTTGGTTTCAAGGAGCTTGTTGAGCCAAGGGATATGATTCATGTGCTGAATTTCTCCTATGATGGGATTATTGGTGTGTCTACACTTACTCACGCCCGGCAATCTCTTGGCATTGCTACGAGTTCAGAGGAACACGCTGCAGGATTTTTCAAGAGTGGTGGCATGTCCGGGGTTCTGACAGTTGAGGGATCACGTCTTGATAAAACGCAGAAGGACCAGATTTACGAAACGTGGGAGGAGCGAATTACCAATCATCCGAACGGCATCGCGGTGTTAGAGGGGAATATGAAGTACCAGCCTATTACTATCAATCCCAAGGATGCGCAGTTACTCGAATCGAGACAGTTCAATGTTGTTGATCTTTGTAGGTTCTTCTCTGTATCGCCGGTCAAGGCTTTTGATTTATCGAAGTCGAGTTACTCAACTGTTGAGGCTACGCAGTTACAATATTTGACTGATACCGCTCTTGCTGTAATCACAAAGATTGAGCAGGAGATTAACCGGAAGGTTTTTCTTCTGTCCGAGCGCGGTAAAATTATTGCAGAATTCGATACATCAGCTATTCTCCGTACTGATAAGAGTGCGCAGGCGGCTTATTGGAAGGATCTGTCAGTCATTGGGGCAGCAACTCCGAATGAGGTACGTAGGGAAAACAATCTTCCGAAAATTGGGAACGGGGATAAGGCATTTGTTCAGGTGAACGTGCAGACTCTGGATAATGCGGTAAAAGAAAAACTACCGGATTCACTAAAAAGTCCGGATTTGTCCGACACTTCTGTGGTTAGTGTATAAAAGTAAGATTATGGACGAAAAAAGAGAAATCAGAAACACCTCCTTTCAGATGCAAGTGATTGGGGAAGATGAGGGTAAACGCACTGTTGAAGGGTATGCGCTACTTTTCAATACTCCGTCAGACGGATTATCCTTCACGGAAGTTATACAGCGTGGAGCACTTGATGGAGTTCTGGAAAAAAGTGATGTTTTTGCACTTTTGAATCATGACCAAAGCCGTGGAATTCTTGCAAGAAGTAAGTACGGTCAGGGGTCTTTGATTCTTTCTGTTGATGACAAAGGGTTGAAATATCGCTTTGAAGCTCCTAACACAGTGTTAGGTAACGAATTACTTGAGAATATACGTCGTGGAGAAATCGGAGAAAGTTCTTTTTGCTTTGATGTGGAAAAAGACACATGGGAAAAACAAAAAGACGGTAATTGGAAACGAACAGTTGAGAAAATTGGAAATCTATATGACGTTGCCCCGGTTTACAGCGGTGCCTATAGTAAGACTTCAGTTTACATGCGAGGTAAGGAGTTAGAGGAAGAAGAATTACGAAAAAAGGAACAAGATATTCCTGAATCTTACTACTCAAATATTGAAAAATCATTAAACATTTAAATGTATGGCAAAAGAAAAAAGTATCACAGAGTTAAAGGACGAGAGAAATCAGTTGATTACTCGTTCTAAAGAAATTATTAACGGTGCAAAGACCGAGAAGCGCCAGTTTAAGCCAGAAGAAACGGAAGAGCTGGGAGAAAATCAGCGCCGTAGGGCCGAAATCGAGCTTGAAATCGAGGAACGGGAAATGATGAACCGTGGAAGTGGAAAACCGCACGTACAGCCCGGACAAGAAAGATTTTCATTCCGTAGAGCATTGGCTAATTACGTATCCGGTCAAGAACAAAATGCGGCTGATGCATCCGTAATTGAGTCAACAACGAATTTCCATAATGGTTGTGGTATTCAGCGAGCCTCTAAGACTTCACTTGTGCTTCCTGTTGAGTCACGCGCCACATTTACAGCAGCTACAGAATCAGCCACCGGAGTTGTAATAGATCAGGAGCAACAAGAAATGTTGTTGCCTTTGCAGTCGTCTTTAGTGCTGGTGCAAGCTGGCGCCCGATTCATGACAGGATTACAGGGGGACATCTATTGGCCTAAATATAGCGGCTCGAATGTGTTCTGGGAAGGTGAGAACGTTAAAGCAGAAGATGGTGCAGGTGAATTTTCTAAAGGGGATGCGTACAAACCGAAACGTCTGACTGCCTATGTTGATATCTCTGAACAGTTACTCATCCAGGAGAATACATCCGTTGAAGCTATTATTCGCCAGACTCTGGCAACCGCTATCGCTCAAAAAGTGGAGCAGACAGCCTTTGGAACTCATGCGCACGACGATAACAAACCCGATGGGTTGTTTCAAGATGTACCGACTATTTCCGGTACGATGGATTGGGCGAAGGTCGTAGAGTTGGAAACGAATGCTGATTTGCAAAATGCTTTGTATGGTAATTTGGCATATATTATGCATCCAGCTCTGGTTGGGAAGGCTAAGACGAAAGTGAAAGACGCTTCCGGTGCCGGTGGTTTCATTTTTGGAGAAAGCGGGGTAGGAATGTTGAATGGCTATCGTTCTTTGCGTACTAACAATTTGCCTAAAGGCTTGCAAACAGCTAAGGACGAATATGGAATAATCTTTGGTAACTGGAATGATTATTTCATCGGTCAATGGGGAGCTTTAGAAATCAAAGTAGACCCGTATTCCCGTATGTTGGAAGGTGTTGTCCGTTTGGTCGTTAATTCTTATTGGAATATGGGTATGATTCGTTCAGAGTCATTCTCTGTTGCATCTATGAAGTAGTATCATGGAAAAGTACATAACATTGGAATTAGCAAAACAGCATTTAAATATAGAGCCATCCTTTACGGAGGATGACTCTTACATTGAATCTTTGATAGAAGTAGGCGAGGAAAACATCGCTAAAGATTTATGTGTCTCCGTTGATGATCTTAAAACGATAGGCGGAGGTACAACCATTCCTGCTCCACTCAGACATGCTATTTTACTCGTCGTTGGTACTTATTATGGAAATAGAGAAAGCATTTCTACTGCTAATCTTAAAGAGCTTCCACGGGGTGTTCAATATTTAACTGCTCTTTATAGGGATCATACAAAATGAGAGCTGGATTATTACGTGAAATATTGGTGTTTAAAGAATTGGTTGCATCTCAATCCGCTTCTGGATCAATTGAACAGAAGTATGAACCGGTACTGACTTGTAGGGCTTCACGCAGAAAGATGTCTGCTATTGCGGACCGGGACGGAGTGAATGCTATGGAGCAGTTTATTGGAAAAATTATAGTGTTCCAGACTCGTAACTATCCACAGATAAAGGAAAACAGTCGTGTTAGTTATAGGGGCTTGGAATGCACTGTTACGATGGTGGACTTACAGAGAGACAATACGTTGGTGATTACCCTTGAAAAATTGAATACCTGATGCAAGTAAAACTCATAGATAGGGAAGCAGTTGTTTATCTCGTAGACCAATTGGAAGCTTTCGAGAAAGACAAGGCTATTAAGTCGGGGCTCCAGGCGGCGGTGAATGTCTTTCGAGTGAGAGGAAGAAGTAATTTACGTGATAGGTTGAAGAGACCGGGTAAGGGGACTAATCATCTGATGAATTCTTTTACGACAAGAGTAAAGCGTAATAAATTAGGGGCTTTAGCTGGATTCGATAAATGGGGCGCGCATTCGCACCTTGTTGATCTTGGTACACGAAAGCGGCCACATCCAATCACCGGAAATTCGGGTATTATGCCAGCTAATAGATTTTGGTCGGATGCAAAAAATAGCGAAGAATACAAAGCAATGGATGCCCTATACAGAGGGGTTGAAAGAGCAATACAACGTATTAATAACCGTAGATAATGGGAAAAGCAGAAGAAAAATTCAATATTTCAACAGAAATCAGAGCAATACTACTGGACTCTCCGGAAATTAAGGAATTAGTAGGTACAAAGGTATATCCCCTTGTTGCACCGCAGGATACGCCAGGAGACTTTATCATATACCAGCGGGATCGCTATATGATCGAACGTAACAAGATGGCCTACACGTCCCAAAAATGCGAAGTCTATATCAATGCGGTTTGTGATAACTATGACAGGAGTAAGCAACTTGCATTATTGATTTTTGAAGCATTGGACGGGGAGTTTAGTAATCCGGATATGACTATACACTTGGAAGATGCTACAGAAGATTATGTAGACGGGAAATACATACAGGTCTTATTATTTTCAATTGTTTAAAATATAGAATTATGGCAGATAAAAAGTTAGATTCAAGCATAGACATCTTTAGAGGTGAATTAATGCTTTTTGTAGGAGAAGATCCGATAGCATTCGGATCAAGTGCAGGATTAGATATCAGTACAGAAGAACTTGATATCTCAAACAAAATGATGGGTGATTGGTCCGGTTCTCTTTCCGGAAAGAAGAGTTTCACTATTTCCAGTGAATCACTTCTGACACGCAAAGAGGGAGCTATGAGCTTTGATACCCTGCTGGATAAGCAGATTAAAGGTGATCCTTTAGATTTCTTTTTCGGAAGTGCAAAAGCTACTGATAAGGACAATTTTGGCGGTACATACACAAAGGATACCGAACAAAAAAACTATACCGGTAAAATTATCATCACCTCTCTATCTATTAAATCGGATAACGGTCAGATTGTTTCTGTCAGTGCATCTTTTAAGGGAGTGGGTGCATTGAAGCCAGTAGAAGGAACTGTGTCAGGGGGAGAAGGGGAAGGAGAAGATCCTTCAGTATAGCTAATAAACGAATGTTTGTAAAGGCGGTCCTATGATGGCCGCCTTTTTTAATATGAAATCATTATGGAAATACTTCTTTTTTGTTTGAGTGTTTTATTTATTATATGGATTACATGCATAGCCATAGACAATGTGATTATAAATCGAAATAAGCGGTCGGAGTCGTCCCATATACCTGCACCTCCAAAATTTAAACCAATTCTAATAGGTAAGTTTCACCGTCTTACCATAAAGACAATAATACGCTGGGAACAGATGCGGGAAAAGTCTTTTTCGCAGGTAGATTATACTGATAAAGAAGACGTGGAATCCTTACTTTATGCTATGTATATCACCGGTGATAAGCCTGGATATACTTTTGAAGTTTTTCGGGAGGTGCTGGCAGATGAAAGGTTTATAAATGCTATGTCTTCCGATTTAGGAAGAATCATGGAAATAGTGGCTCAATTTCAAAAGAAGATAACCATATCAGATATCGGCAATGCCGAGGGCAGTCCTGAATACATAGGTAGTATTGTATCTACTTTGATAATGGCAGGCTTGGATGCACATTATGCATTAAATGAAATGGAGTTATGCGATCTCCCAATATATATCGAGTCATACGAAAAGAAGCGTAAAGAGGAAATGGAGAGTAACCGGCTATGGACCTTCTTTACCATGATGCCGCATATAGACGCTAAAAAGATGAAAAACGGAGCTAAGGATCTGATAATATTCCCTTGGGAAGAGGAAGAAGCTAAGATAGAAGCTGAAAGAGCCATCAATGAGGGTATGGAAAAATTTGAGAATTTTATGAACACGAAAAAATCAGATTATTATGGCAAGTAAATTATCATTCAGTATTGCGATAAACCTTCTTACTGAAAACTTCAAGAAGGGCACAAACCAGGTAAAAGCCGGACTCCGTGCAATACAGATGCAAGTATTAACCTTTGCTGCCGCACTTGGTGCCGGTGGATTAGGATTAAGCAATTTTGTTTCCCGTCTTATTGATGTAGCCAGGGAGACCAACCGGGTAACTACAGCATTGAAGAACGTTTCCGGAGGAATGGCACAGTTTGCCGATAATCAAAGGTTCCTGATCGATATGGCAAAGAAGTACGGATTAGAGATTAACGCTTTGACCGGGAATTTTGCAAAATTTACGGCTGCTGCTTCCATTTCCGGTATGTCCATGATGGACCAGCGTAAAATCTTTGAATCTGTTTCCCGGGCTGTTACAGCTTTCGGTATGAGTGCTGATGATAGTAATGGTGTTTTCCTTGCTCTTTCTCAGATGATGAGTAAAGGAAAGATCAGTTCTGAAGAGTTACGTTTACAGATGGGAGAACGACTACCTATTGCATTACAGGCAATGGCTAAGGCTGCCGGTGTTTCTGTTGCCGGACTTGACAAATTAATGAAGCAAGGCAAGCTGATGAGTACAGATATACTTCCTAAGTTTGCTGAGGCTTTGAACGAGATGATTCCAAATGTAGATACTGACAACTTAGAGACGTCGGTAAATCGCTTAAAGAACGCATTTACAGAGTTCGTCAATGGAACAGATGCACAAAGTAGGTATAAAGCTCTGATAGATTGGTTAACTGGATATGTAAAGTACGCTTCTGATAACATTAAGAATATCATTACTTATCTGGTTGCGGCCATATTAGTAATGGTAACGAGTCGGTTAGTGAACAAGATCATTGTTTCTATTGCTCAGGCAGAACTTGCTGCCAAATCTGCTGCACGTCGTGCAGCCAAAGATGCAGGACAAAAATTTGATGAAGTAGCATGGGCGGCTAATAAAACGAGCGCATCTGTAAAGATGGCGTTTAAAAGAGCTATATCTTCTATAAAAGCAACTTTAATTTCATTGGCTCCTACAGCTATACTGACAGTTATTGGCGCTGTTATATCTAAGCTATATAATGCTTATCAAGAGTCCAAACGTATCAAGGGCATGTTTGACGCTTATAAGGATAGGATGGAAGGTGTTTCTGGATCTAATTCAGAAATTACTAAAATAAAATCTCTACAATCTGCATACAATGCAGCTAACGTCACTTTATCGGAGAAAAAAAGCATACTCAGTCAGATCAATAGCATACTTGGTACACAGCTTACTGTAAATCAAGATGTAAATAAAGTAATAGCTGATCGAATTGCAATACTGGAAGGGGTGGCACGTGCGGAATTGGCAGCACAAGAGGTGGCAGGTAGTGAAAACGAATTAAGAAAAATAGGAAAGAAATCCTATAATGGAAAGTATATTAAAGATATGGCTCCTGATTGGGCTATGGCTCGTGGAGATATGGTTAAAGAGGAAAAGTTTAAAGCGAAATACAAAGTTTCAATGGTTGATGCCGTTGGTTGGGAAAATGGATTACGTAATGATCTTGACTCTTTTATTGAATATGCTAAAATATTAAAAGATGCCAGAGGGAGGCTCGATTCAGAGAAAACCAAAGTTGATAATCACAATAATCCTATTGATGCCGATGATGATAAAAAGAAAACCATTCTTCAAAAACAACAGGAATCATACAACAAACAATTAGAGGAATTAGGCGCAGAATTAGAGATCGGCAAGATCACTCAAGCTGAGTATAATAACTCTTTAGGAGAGCTCAACATAAAAATGTTCGCCCAGGCTAAAGGTACCGGCGATAAAGATGTTCTCGAAAGTGAATATTATAAAAACCTGAAAATAGCTGCAGAGAAAGCAGTACAGAATCAGGATATTGTTAAATCTGCCCTTCAATTAGAGAAATCTCAAAAGTCGTATCAAGAAGAACTTGATAAGTTAAATGCTCAAAGGAAAAACGGCGCATTAGGAGAAAAAGCATATTTGGAAGAGCTTTTAAAATTACAGGAAAACACAACTAAGGGTGCGTCATCTATAAAGAATTTATCTATTGAAGGTCAGGCTTTCGTCGCTGCTCTGTCTTTTAGCTCCAAGATGTTGAAAGAAGCGACGAAAACCAAAGATCCTAAAAAGTATCAACGTGATACTACTTTTGACTACAAGAAGTCAAAGGTAGACATTTTAGGTGAGGAATTAGATGTAGCTAAAAAACTACGTGATGATTTAAAAGACGCTGCTAACGAAGCCGGAGTAACAATGACCGATGAATTAAACCGGGCAATGCAGAATGTAGATTCATTGGAGGATGCATTGAAAATAGCTCAAGTTATTGAGGACGTGAAGCGTTTAAAAAAAGAACTCAGTGAAGGAGTATATTCTGGTGTAAAAGATATTGCCTCTTCTGCAGATCGTCTGGTATCATCCTTTAAAAATCTCGATGAGGTGTTTGATCCGGAGTCTGAAGCAGATGGTTGGGAGCGACTTATGGCTGTATGGAATGCGATGACAAATGTAGTTGACTCTTTTCTTTCTATTATCAAAATGATTGAAAATCTCACAGAGATTACCGATAAGCTAACAAAGGCAAAGGAAGCTGAAACTGTTGCTGATACTGTATTGACGGGAATTAAAGTCACAAATGCCGCAACCGAAACTACCGCTGTTATAACAAATGCCACTACACAAGCAACTGCACAAGCGGCAGCAAGTGGAGTAAGTGCAACAGCGGCATCTGTAGAAATGGCTGCTAAAAGTACTGCTGCTTATGCTGCCATACCTTTCGTTGGACCTGCTTTGGCAGCTGCACAGATAGCGGCTATGGAGGCTCTGATTTTAGCTGCAGGTATTCCTAAATTCGCTAATGGTGGTATTATAACTGGTGGCCCGACGTCAGGTGATAAAATACTTGCTCGCGTAAATGCTGGTGAGATGATATTGAACCAAGCACAACAGTCAAGGTTGTTTGATGCAATTAATTCTGGTAAACTTGGCAATAGTTCCCATGTCACTATTGGTCTTGATCGTATTCGGGGGAATGATATATTACTTTCAGTGAATAATACATTAAAAAAACAAGGAAAGAAACCACTATGAACTATGGATTAATATATATAGTACCATTTGCAAATCTAAAAAATGAGACTTGCATAATTGAGATAGAGAAAGAAGGTTACATCGGATCAGCGACAGAACTGACACCGGCAGAGAATCCTTTTTCTGTAGAAATAGTAGACGATGATTTTATATATATTCCTACAAGATTCAGCACAGCAAATATATGTATAGTTGGTAGTGATTATCTTCAAAGTCTGTATTCTACTTCCTATCAGCAATATAGAGTCACTTTTAAAAGAAATAATATTATCACTTGGTGTGGCTTTATTAAACCGGAACTATACACACAGGATTACAGTTCCAAGCTGTTTGAGCTGGAGATAGAGTGTCAGTCGGCTATGTCAACACTTGAATTTATTCCTTATAAAGGAATAGGGGAGGAAGGCAAGGTGTTTGTTTCGCTCTGGACCTTGTTGAAAAATGCTATAACCTTATCGAATGCAAAGTATAATTCCATTGTTTTTCCACACGTGTATTCAGAAACAGAGTCGGTCTATTTATCGGATATTGATAATGTATTGAAAAAGATGACCCTCAGTGAACAGAATTTCTTTGATGAAGATGACAAGGCAATGACATATAAGGAGGTATTAGAGGAAATATGTAAGTTACTTAATTGGACATGTGTAGACTGGAGAGGAGATTTGTATTTTGTTGATGTAGACCACCAAGGGGATTATTGGCAATATTCGTTAGATATGAAATCATGGGAACCAGGGAAACTACCTAATTTATTAAATGTGCAAAAAACGGGGTTCTCTGGATCGGATCATTCTCTTGATCTCATGCCCGGATACAATAAAGTGACTGTAAAAACAAGTAATTATAATGTAGGGAAAGTTTTTCCAGAAGAGGATTTCGACAAATTAGAAATAATAGAAAAATATAAAACTGTAGATGCCACTGACCCCAATTGGCCACAAAGAACAGAAACAACTCGCCTCTTTCTTAGACCAGACGTTTACGGGACATATCATTATGTCTATAATAAAGTGTCTATACCTGAATGGGGCATAGAAGAAGGATATCAGGATATAGGAGATAAAAAGTATGAAGAACTTGATGCTAAAGATAAATTAGACTGTATAGGATCATCTTTAATGAAATTGTGTGGAATAAAATTTAATGACGGTGTTCCGGAAAGCGTAAATTATGATTTTGAGAATCTAATATATTTAAATGTTCGTCGTACACTTTATTACACAAGCTACGACGAAACCTACTTATTGCCGATTGGAAAACGGTTATTAAGAATAGGGGAATCTCTTCCATGTGCAGCGTATCTCAATGGTGCCATATCTATCAATATGTCAATAAAGCCATATGGAAGTTTGGAATACAACGATGGTATACATGAAGAAATAACACTTCATCCTATAAAGATGTATTTTATATTGAAAATTGGGGATTATTATTATAATGGAACTAATTGGGTGAGAGAGGAATCGCAATTTGATATTACTTTCGACAATCCGGATAGGAACTTTGAAAAGGGAAATTATATAAAAGTAAAAAACACTAAAACAATAGATATGCCATACAATGGTATGGAAGGGCATATCATCCCTATTGATAGTGTATCACCTATTGGTTCTCCTGAGTTATATATAACAGGATTTTTTGCAAGAGGTAGCGGACGTTATGACTATAATAAATATCAGTATGGTTGTTATGTAAAAGATATAGATGTTAAGTATCAAAAGAAAGATGAAAATGTTTGGGAATCTGACGACAATTCAGATCGTTATTATGAAAACGTACTCAACGAGGATTATATTAACGAACTTGACGAAATAGAATTCCAAATATCATCTTACAACAATGATGGAGCATGCTACAGTAAGGTCATGATTGGAGATAAATACTTAGAAGATAATCTTTATTCAGTAATAGAAGAAAAGCTGATCCGTCCGGAAGAACAACTCATTCGACGGATAATCAATCGCTATAGTGACACCCACATCAAACTTACACAAGAAATACAAGAGGTACCGGAATTGACACCAATTACCCGGTTGTCGGACGATTTTATGGTTGGTAAGGTATTCATCAATACCGGAGGTACCATTGATTATAAGCAAGGAAAGTTTCGGTGTATAATGATAGAAGTATGAAAGATGTAATTATAAAAACAAAATCTATACCGGCACAACCCCGGTCAAAGAATTATCCAACTGGCGCCTCAGTTGTACGCTCTTCAAGTGGAAATACCACTATTATTCCAGGTAGTAGTGGAGACTCTGTAGATATAGTTAAAGAGATAGATATAAAATCATTAACAGATAAAAATGTCTTATCCTCCCTTCGTACCTTACTTGAAATCCGTTCCCGTATTATCGCAACGGATAATACTGAAACAGAGCTTTCCGAGGGAAATACATTATCCTCTCTTCGTGCCTTGGAGGAAATAGATAAGTCAATAAAGAGCGTATTACAAACTATCGATAAAACGTATCTCAATAAAACTAATCCGGACTCTGCCCAAAGAGTAATAACCTTTTTAGAAGGTCTTACCTCTGACGGTTTTGTAGAAGCAAACTCCGGCCTGATTGTTCGTTCCTCAAAGAAAACCACTTCACTTTCTAATGCATTAATCGAAGACAGCAACAAAAATTCTATATCTCATGATTTGATCGAAGAAGAAAACACAGAAAATTTATCTACTTCGTTGCTTGAAGTTGCTGCGCCAAGTGGAACTATAGGTAGTCTGGATAACGTTGATCCGCAAGCCGATACAGCCTTAATCGGTTCTTTATTGACGAAAGGTTCTGAAAGTTGGACTCCTGTAGCTCCAGTGCAATCCGGTTTAACGGACTATGAGCATATGCTTATCCCTGTCTTCCATACAATCCGGCAGCAATGGATTTTTATTCCGGCTGATCGTTTTGGTGAAGTTGTCCCTCCTGTTAGTTCCGGTTTCCCTTATGTATTACCATTAACCCTATTATAATTATGCCACTTAACATACCTACAAAAAAAACAGGTGATACCTTATCAGCAGAAGAGCTGAATAGCATCGTATCAGAGATTAATAAGAAAGAGGATTCCATTACAGGCAAAGGCTTGTCAAGCAATGATTACACAAACGGTGAAAAACAAAAACTAACCGGCCTCCCGGCACAGGTATACTCTAAAACGGAAACATATTCAAAGGGAGAAACCTATTCTAAGATCGAGATTGATGACAAAGTTGCATCCGCTGCGCAAGGCCTGACTTTTTCTGATACGGAGACCCAGGTCGGCGTATTCCATATGCCCGGTACTTCGGGAGTTATAGAGAATCCCGTATATTCTCTCTTTTCCACTCTATTACAATTACCTACTACCGAAGGGGCGAAGAAAGACTATACTATATCTAATGATCCGTTGGGTTGTAACCTTTATTTTGCGGTTGATTCTTTCGTTGTGAGCAGTGGCGAAAAGTTACAAAGTGAGATGTTCCTTTCCGCTTATGAGATTACTAAAGTGTATGTAACAGATGATTATCAGACAAAAATAGTCATTCGTTGTAAAGAAGCGACTAATCTTGTCCTTTCAGCATACCTGAATGTACGTTATATCAAGCCTTACTCTGAGAAGATTGAACTTGACATTGCTTCTACTGACTCAATAGACCCGGGTTCTGTTGCGATATCTTTCCCCGTGTTGAAGTATGATAAAAAGATGCTTGTCAGCCTCACGACTGATGACGCAAACACCTCTTCTTTCTGTCGTGTGTGGTCCGGGATCAACGGTCGTCCTGTTAGCAATTCCTTTTATCACGCCAACCAACTTGACGCCGGTGATATTCCTGATTCAATAGTAGATACTACTTTAGAAAAGACATTGGGCTATACGGATGGTTGTGGCAATGAAAGACGTTTCACGCATGGTGTCGCCGTTTGGCCGTATTGTCAAAATGGTGGGCGTGTGATGATGGATACTGAGAGCCCGGTTGATCCTACAGCTAATAATACCTACCGTTTTATGAGTCCGTACCTTCAGTGGATCGACGTTAAGATGATGTTGAAGTACGGTTGTAGTATTTATTACCATAATATCGGTACTGAAATTTTTGGTAGTGATTCGGTAGTGAATAATGTAATAGCCGGTTTAGAAGCCGATTGTACACGGTCTATTGAACGTGTCGGGCGCGGAATAAAGGTCCTGGCAAGGCCAGACGGTAACAATGTCTTTGTAACTGCCGCCTCTCAAAGTCCGCATATCCTTATGAGTGTCGCTGAGAGTTCTCCGGCAGAGAATATTATCCCTTCTTCACTGCCGAATCTTTATAATGCTGTGGGATTACGTTTCTTTCCTGTCGCCTCAGGAAGTAATACGGAGCAGGACGCTGTAAAGTCTCAATTCATAACGGAATATGCTAAGGCGAAGGATCAGCGTAAATGGTTTCACTTCTGCTGCCATACCGCGACTTTAGACTGGGTGAATCTACTTGTTTGGTTCAATGACAATTACGGCAAAGATGGCAGCGATGATATCTGGTTCACGACGATTGACGAATACTATGAGTATGACTATATAAGGAAGAATACTATTATAAAAAAGACAATTAATGGCGGTACTTTACATTTAAGTATTTATTTGCCTAAAGGCCAATACTTCTATTATCCGGATTTTACATTACTATTGGACGGTGTGACACAGGTAGGTAGCATTGTTACTGATGACAAGGTAAAAGGCATTTCTTATGCTGTTAAGGATGGAAAGTTAATGCTGAATGTGAATGCGAGTGCGAAGCTGGTAGAATTGGCCGAAGAATTCACGGCTAAATATGAATCTACCAGACAGGCTGTCTGGAAGAACGATGCCTTGTATGTTGTTGCACAGCTAAAAGAGGCACTCAGACAACCATATCTTGACCGTCTCAATGTCAATCCGGATTCAGTAACTTTGAGCTCTATTGTGATAAATGGTGGCAGTAGCACGACTGCATCACGGGACGTGAGCATTACCCCGTCTTATACGGGTGTTCCCACCCATTACAGGATCGGAGAAACAAGTGATCTGAATACAGCTTCATGGGTTGCATACTCCGGTGGGCACATACAATATACATTGTCTTCCGGTTATGAGGAGAAAACGATCTACCTGCAACTGAAAAATGCAGAATCTGAAAGTATTGTACGTAGCAGTACGATTACTTATGAGGAACAATCAACCGAAATCGCATTGACCGGGCTTAGTATAACGGGTCTAACTAACAATTTAAAGATTGGGGATACTTGTCAGCTATCAGTCTCCTATACTCCTGCCAACACTACTCAGACAGGCGTGACATGGGGCAGTAATAACGAGGGTATTGCTACAGTTGATAGTTCCGGATTATTACGTATCATAGGGAATGGTACTGTGAATATTTCTGCGGTTTCTGTACATAATAATAGTATAAGTGCATCCCGCTCCGTTACCATTGCTGCATTGGAACCTTCAAATGATGTGGCGATAGTGGCCGAATATGTATGGGGGGAATATAAAGTCGATCATATGTTCGATGAAACAGCGAATGCCTATATTACTATTGCTAATCCTAATAATGGAGCTGGTTATCCTGATGGTGGTAAGCCTATTTATAACGCCCTGACCGGAAATGCCCTTCCCGGTTGGAGTAGGATGTATGACAGTGAAAAAACATCATATTACGGCGTGTCTCCGTTAGACAAATGGCTTTCTGTTACATCATTCAATCCCGATCTTTCTTCTTTATTTTCCACGGCTTTAACATATCAGTATTCAAATAAGTATAACGATGTTATCTATCCTATATTGGGTTGGAATGTTCCTAATGGTACATATAAGGTCAGCATATTGTCATCGACTACACAGAATGACCACACTTCTACGGGCCACATCAAGATCAATAAAGTTGAGATGGAACTTCCACAACTCTCACTGATGAATAATACCACCTGGATGGAGTTTGATGACATTGTTGTTTCTGATGGTAAATTAGCAATCATGATGTGGGCTGATATTAGTAATAGGATTGGCTTTAACGCTGTAAAAATAGGACGTAAATCATAAGATATGGCAATATTATCATCAACAGGCATAGCCGGTTTCCTTTCTTCTGTAAAGGCCACCGGAAAACAGGTATTGAATAATGCGGGAAAGCTGATCCCGGAATATGTGGGTGATTTCGTCTCTGGGATATCCGGGTGGATTATCAGGAACAACGGTGAGGCGGAATTTAAGTCTGTTTATGCCCGTGATAAGTTTATCACGAACGAGTTTGTTTATAACCGTATCAAGGTGACAGAAGATGAAGAAATTCTCAGCAGCAGTATCAAGATAGCCTCATTCATTGATAATGGGAATGGTACTTATAGCATTTATCCGGATTTGCGCGAAGGAGATATAAACCCTTTGGCTAATGATGATTTGCTGGTTGGTTACTATCATAACCCTGCCAATTCAGGTGTAATCTATGCGATTCAGAAGTTTTTAGCCCTTGACGATCCGAATAGCGAAAACCAATCGATAATTCTTGAACCGGTTGGAGATTCTCTTCCTTATCAGCATATGATTATTGTGAGGGTGGGTAACGTACATGATACGGACAGACAATCATTTATCCGAATCTCTTCACGTACCAATTGCCAGTTCTTTTATGATGGTATCAATAGTTGGGAAGCTTATGACGATCCTGCACATGTGAAATGTGTACTCGGGAAGGCTGATATCGGATTGATCCCGGCTTGGGCTGTATCTGCTGTCGGTACTGTAAAAAGGTGGTTTGGATTAATCGCTGACGGTGTGATATTGCGAGGTACGTTCGTCCTGCAATCAAGTAATAAGACAGTGGAAACAGAGTTAGAAGGAGTTAATACTACCATAACTGATATAGAAACAAGATTCGAGGTCAAAGAAGGGCAGATCGCTGCATCTGTGAAGCAGGCTGAGAAATATGCTACATCTGCTTCTAATAATGCCGGCTTTGCAGATGAAGCGGCAAATGCAGCAACAGGAATATTGAATACCGTTAAAGAAAGAGAAGCCTCTATCAATATTACTGCACAGGGAATTGAAAGCAAGGTTGGAGAGATCGAAACACAGGTTGATGCGGCTACCGGTATCTTACAGAATATCTCAGAAAAGGAGACTTCAATCAATCAAACAGCAGAAGGTTTTCAGAGTACAGTTTCAGAGACAACCAAGAATGCTGTTGATGCTGCTGTCTCTGGTGCTGATGCAGCGATTGAAGAAAAGGTAAGTACGCAGGTCACACAGTCAGCCCGTGAGTGGAAAGTGGAGGTAATGGGAGCTGATGCGGAAGGTAATCCGAATAAGATTTTAGCCGCCATTAATGCCAGTAAAGAAGGTATCAAGATTGAAGGGGATAGGGTTGAGATAACCGGAACTCTTTTAGCTCAAATCATTGAGGCTACCGGACTTAATATCAATAGTAATTTTATAGTAGATAAGGATGGAAAGATAAAGGCTGTTGACGGTGAGTTTATCGGTAAAGTAGAAACGTCTAAGGATGGCAAACGAGTAATCATAAGTCCAGATACCTCTTCTCTGTTAATGGTTGATTCTCTGGGTAATAAAGCTTTGGAGATCAGGTTCCCTACTTGGGCATCCGGTTCTACTTCGGCCTTCGGCTCTTATATTACGATTAAATCTCATAGGACTGCGATGCAGGTGGGAGAATCCCTCCCGTGGGATTCCACCATAGTAATCAGTGACGAAGAAATATCAATGGAAGGGACATATAATGAATATGGAGTATCAGGAACAGTAAAAAGGAAGGTTTCCATTAACCCATATGGGATAAGTTTTTATAAAAATGGCTCTCTAAAAAAAACATATAATAATGAGTAGAGATAACTATGAGAGCTGAAAAACCGCCCTACTTTCACAAGCAGGGCGGATCATTAACAAAATTACGAGGGAATCCTTATCGGACACCCTCATCGCTCCGACAAAGATAGTATTAATAAATTTATAAACAATAAAAGATGGGATTAAATGACTGGCTGGCAATCATCGGTGCTTTGGGGGGATTGGAGGCGATCAAATGGGGTGTAAATTTTTACATGAATCGCAAAACGAACGCCCGGATAGAGGATGCCAACGCGGATAGTGCTGAATTCAAGACTTTAAGAGAGTATAATGAGTTTTTACAAAAACAACTGTCGGATAAAGAAGAGCGATTTGTCGAGCAAACAAATAGGTTGAGAATCGTACAAGATGAGCTCTTTGCAGCAAAGGAGGACATTTCTAACTTGAAATTAGAGCTTGCTTTAAAACGATGCGAGAAGAAAAGATGTGGTGACCGTGAGCCGCAAAATGGTTATTAGAACATAAAGGAGGGACAGCATGAAAACAATTGATTCTATTATCATCCATTGTTCGGCCACACGTGCCGGGCAGGATCTACGTGCAAAAGACATTGATCGTATGCATAGACAAAGAGGATTTTTTCAGATCGGATATAACTTCGTAATTGATCTCGATGGTACTGTAGAGAACGGACGCCCGTTGAGTATTGACGGCGCACACTGTAATACGAAAGGATTCTCCGGGGTATCATACAACAAGCATAGTATTGGTATCTGCTACATTGGCGGACTGGATGTGAATGGACACCCGGCAGACACTCGGACCGAAGCACAAAAGAACGCCCTTCGTGATCTTGTAGCCAAACTATGCAAAGAGTATAAGATCATTGAGTTACTCGGACACCGGGATACATCTCCCGATCTTAATGGAAATGGTGAGGTTGAACCGGCAGAATATATCAAGGCTTGCCCGTGTTTCGATGTACGGAGTGAGTTTAGTAATTTCCTGCGTAATACAGTAGTGAAGCCATGAAAGCGTTACCCTGGGCATTAGTAATAATGTTGCTGATTGTTTGTATGGCGGCTTGGTTCCGTCCGATCAATCAATTTCCGGCAGAAATCAAGACCGAGACAAAGATAAAGACGATTGTCAAGGTTGATACATTATTGATTCCTTCCCCTATGGCGCCTCTATTAATTATTAGGTTGACAGATACGATGCATGTAGGTGATACTGTGATTCATCGTGAACAAGCATATTATGAGGATAGTCTTTACCGGGTATGGGTGTCCGGTTATCGTCCGAGACTGGATAGTATGCAGGTATTTCCGAGAGCAGTGTATCAAACGGTAACAAATGATATTTATCATACCATCACACTGAAAAAGAAACGCTGGGGGATTGGACTACAAGCCGGATATGGGTATCCATATGGATGGTATGTCGGTGCAGGAATTAGTTATAACTTATTTATGTGGTAA